GCTCTAATAGCATATAGTCGCTTCTCGTTCTCACTTCTTTCTGCCACCTTTACGGCATAGCCGATTGGGTCAGTTTCTTTCAACTCGTTGAGGTTCTCGCCATCCGATTGTGATCTGAGTGCTTGCTCAATAATCTGCAATCGTTGTGCGTATGTACTTCCTAGTTGTCTTGCATCCTCTACAATATGTCGGTCAGCTTCTAAGGCCTTCCGATGTTCGGCAAGCATTTGGGTTTTTTTAGTGTAGTCTTTCTCTCTTTGATAGCCTTTTACAAGCTCATCGAGCGACACCTCAGATTCTTGTCCATCTACTTTGACACGATACCTAGGCTGCTCTACTTCTTGTTCTACTTCTTCAGAGTCCTCTGATTCGTACGCTTCTTCGTACGCTTCTTCGGCTTGGGCTTCTACTGGCTGTGATTGTTGCTCCTCAGTTTGCTCTTGCGAGGCATCGGCAGCATCCATCATAGACAATAGACTGCTTGCAGCTTGATCTACTGTAAGCGATTCATTCCCTTGCGGGGTGATGTTTTCACTCATTTTTATTCCCTAATTTTTTTGTATAGTAACGCTATACACGCTTTCGTAACGAGTGTTACAAAATCTTCCAACGCTTCTTTTCAATTTCGCTATCTGCTGCGAGTGATTGAAAGTGCGCTCTAATCTTTTTAATAGCGAGTTGCATACGATATGCTTCTTCTCGCTCCTCAGACTCATGCGGTGCTGAGTTAATAATTGTGTCGATGTAAGTCTGTTCTAGTAAGTCCATCTCAGACTTAAAGAACTCATCTCCTAGTAATCCTCTAGCTCGTTGGTCTTTCAATTAATTACCGCCTGAACTATTTATCCTTGCTAAATCTGCTGCTTGTCTAGCGTTGTAGTCAGCCATTAGCTGTGTGAATTGAGCGCCTTGGTTAACAAACGGATTCATAGTCGATGGAACGCCACCAACATTCAGATTAGGATTATTGTAGGTAGAGTAAATAGGTTGTTGATTAGCATCAAAGCCTGTAATAAATCCACCCGTTGTAACGCCTTCAGGCTGAAAAGCGCCTGGTTGATAAGTTTGTGGCGCTGCATTTACTAGCGGTGTGCCAAACTGAAAGCCTGTAGGTAACGCTGATTGCGGTATATAACCCGCTACACCACTTCTAAATGTAGTGCTTGGTGTTGTTGCCACAGGTGCTATTGGCGCTGGAGTTGGCGCTGTAGTTGGTATTTGTGTAGCTAAGAATTTATCCACAGCACTACTAATAGTTGCTGGGTTAGTCAATGGTTGTAATGTTCTTGCACTAGGCGCAGTAAAGCTAGGTTGCAGACCAGATTCGCTGTAATACTGACCTGTTAAGGGTGTTTGTGCTGACTGTGGGCTACCAAATTGTTGGTTTAATGAACTCAACAACTCATTAATTCGTTGATTAAAGTTTTGTGGGTTAACCTGATTGGCTTGGGTTTGCATTGTATTAGCACGATAAGTATCAGCCTGAAATGGTGCAGTAGGGCCAGTTTGTTGACCAGTAAGAGCGTCTATGACTACAGAGCCTTGAGGTGTTGCTAATGCTTTGCGAACATCTGCTGGATTTGTAGCTTGCGTCATTGATGTTAGCATTTGATTGTATTCGCTTTGAGTGAGCGATCCAGCTTTAAATGCTCGATCTATTGCCTCATTAATACGAGGAATACTCATTGTCTCAACGCCTGGTGTTGCACTAAAGCGAGATGCGTTGGCTAACGCTTGAGCGTTTTGTGCTACTACTTGTGGGTTAGCAGTAACTTGAGCGTTGTATGCTGCTGTTGCTTGTGCAACGCTAGGATCATTTTTCGCCAATAATTCTGTTGCTTTTGTTAACTGTGCATTGCTAATGCCAAACATATTCATGGCTTCGTTTACTTGTGCTGGGTTGCTATAAGCGTTATCTTTTAGATAAGCAGCAACTTGAGCGTCTGTAAACTTATTAGTAGTGCCAACACCTTTGTTATTAAAGGTACTAATTACACCTAATTGTGTAATTGGGTTAACAAACTGCGCTCGTTGACCATTGATTGTAGAAACATTGACTGCATCTGCTGGTAGGTTATAAATGCTTTGCGTACCATATCTGCCACCAAAAGGATCAGCCTCAAAGTCTGACATCTGCATTTGCGTTTGATTGCCTGTAATACCTTTTTGGCTTCTTTCTAATACCGCAGCAGCTTGTACAGCCGATCTTAAGTCTTGATTGTTTAAAGGATTAGCTTGAGCTAATGACTGAAAATATTGGTATTCCTCTTGTGTAGGGTTTCTACCTAGCTCTTGCCGATACTCTGAAGTAAGGGCTTGAGTAATTAGGTTTTGACCGCTTGGTGATGCTAATGCGCCTTGGTAGGCTTGTGTAATAACATCTGAGCTTAGACCTGTAGCAGACGCAGCTTGCGATTGAGAAACACCATTAGCAATAAGAGTAGCAGCAATTTCTGCGCCACCAATACCAGACTGAAGGGCATTAGTAACCAGCGATTTGACTTGTGAATCGGATAGTGCCATGTCTTGTCCTTAACCAGGTATCTCTACATTAGATGCAATTCCAGCACCAACTTTGGCTGCTTTTAATTGCGCCTCAACTTCGAACTCTGCTTTCTTTAGCTCTAACTGAGCAGCAGCCTTTTCTCTTGCTAGTTGAATCTCAGCACCAGCTTTTTCTCTAGCTAACTGAATCTCAGCTACAGCTTTCTGTTTGTTTGCTTCTACATCTGCCATTGCTTTTTGCTGTGCAATCTGTATCTGTGCTTGGCTCTGAGCAATCATCGCCTGTACTGCTGGATCAGGTTGCTGTTGCTGTGGCTGTGGGTTAGACAATGCTTCATCGACTTCAGGCGGTACTTCTTTAAAGAACTCTGATACATCTTTAAAGCCAGCAGCTTCGATAAACTTAGCCATTGTTGTCCTGTATTGACCTACAGAGACTAACGGATTAGCTGGGCCATACTGTTGAATGATCTGTTCTTGTTTAGCCATGACCATTTGCAACATAGCCATTTGCTCTTGCTTGTTGCCTGTGCCTAGACCTACGCTAATAGACAAGTCGTACTGGTTTGACCATGTTCTTGGGTCGATCTGCTCGTACTTGCCTCTTAAACGAATAATGCGTGGCTTGTCTTGATATTTTGTAACTAGGTGCAATATACCTTTAAATAGGCTCTTAACGCCTGTCTCAGCAAAGATACGAGCGACTAGCTCAAGTTTGCCACCAGACGCATTCATTGTTGCTGCGATTGCTGCTGCTGTAACATTCTGTAGGATGTCGGGATTTAAGCCCTGTTGAGCATCACTAACACCTGTACGCTTAGACTGTACTGCATCTAAATACTCAAGCATTGGGAACGCTTGGTTAGCTACAGGCTGTACATTTAATGGTACAACAGCGTTGGGATTCTTCATACGCACGATACCGCCAGGCGCTACAGACAATAGATCGTCTATGTTTACTTGACCTTCTACTGCGCCCATACGAGCATTGTTTGTCAGATACAAGTTATCTAGCATCTGACGAGTAATCGTGGACTTTTGTAACTGAATGTCCATCGCTCTATCGGCTAATGAACTGCCGTAGAACTTGTGTGGGATAGGAATAGGGCAGATGCCATGAAACGGAATGTAGTCACATTCTTCGCTACTTAACACTTCGTTGCCAGCATAGACTACACGCAGTAATTCTGCGATACCATCTTCATCCATGTCTGCACGAACATAGCACTCGAACACTTCTACTTCTTCCATTGTGCTGTCCATCGACTGATCGTCTGGCTGCTCAGATTGGTCAAAGCGACTTGTTCTCTCAGGGCTAAACTCTAAGTCTGTAGAGGATGGAATCGTAGCGATGTCTTTTGGATCAAAGCCCATTGCTACTAGCTCTGAACGAGTTGTTAGTTTGCGGTGTGCCACGAAAGGTGCATCTTCGATATTCCTTGCTCTTTTTGAGATCAAGAACTCCTCTGGTGGCACATTCTCTACAACTACATTGCCTGTTGTGTTCTTCTTGCTGACTTTAACATTGTGCGCCCTCATAACTGTAGGCGTACCCATAGGATCAGCAATAACTTCCTCTACTGTGTCTTGCTCTACGATTTCTCTTGTGCCATCTGAAAGCAATAAGACTAGCTCATCGTCTGTCAGGTTTTGATATTCTTCTTTCGTAACTTCGATCTTGTTATCCCAATACGCTTTTACGATACCTGTCTTTTGTAATAGCGCATCTTTGAACCAGTTATGTAGAATTAAGAAACCATCGTTATCTCGATAGAATACCCAGTTAGCGTACTCTGTAGCTTGTTTAGCGCCTTCTTCGTCTCCTGGGCCTTTAGGCTCAAAGCGAACAATATCATCGCTTGCAGTAAAGACACGAACTAACTGAGGTAATGCACCATCTATGACCTCTGCGACTTCGCCAGTAACGATCATGCTTCTACCTTCTACTTCGTTACCATAAGGTCTACGCAAATAATAGTCGAGTGCTTTCCTACGATCCTCTGTAGTCTCGGTCTCAAGATAACCAATAGCGTTATCTATCTCCGTATCAATCAGGTTTCTTAGTTTAAGCTGATCCATTTATGTAATCCATTTTGTGTTAACTGTTAAAGGCTTACCCCAAGTATTTGTCTGTTCTAATCCTAAAGCCAAATACCTAAAGGAATCGCTAGAGTGCGATGCCCAGTCGTGGAGTGGCTTGTCATAAAACACATTACGCTTTTCGTCATATTCTCGCCTATAGTTTCGTAGGCAATCTAAACCTTGTTTTACCTTTGGCATATTAAACCAGCACTTAGGTAGCAATCTTCTAACTGCTTGTATGCCATCGTCTACTGCGAGCCTCGGCAGAACCTTACAGTCTAAGCCAGCTTCTCTCAGTACTTCTAATCTGCTCTTGCCTGTGCCTAGCTCTCTTACTTCCACATCGTGTGGAAGGAGTTGCTCTGCCTTATGCCAATTGTTTTCTTTCAGCCATTCTACATACCAATCGAGACCTTGACCATGATTCTCTACATGATCCATCACTCTAAACTCTTGACCAGCAATCTGCATTACAAAGATTGCAGTTGAATCCCCAATTCCTAAGTCCCAGGCGCAATATGTTTTACAGAGATCATCTCTAATAATTTCGCACAACCGACCCTTTTGTTCTAGGTCATTAATTAGTTTGCCGTAGTAACTGCCCTCTACTGCTGCATTAAAACTACACTCGAACTCTTGGTTGTACTTATCATCGCCCATTTCTTTTTGAGCGTCTTTTAATTCTTCTAGGTCTATTAAGTTTGTTTTGCTTGCCTTAAACTCTAGTGCATCCCATCCTTCTTCTACACCAGCTCTGTCAAACAGTTCTTTAAAGTGGTTATTACCTTTTGGTGTGCCAATAAACAAGCACCAGCCTTTACGATCAGCCAATGCTGGTCGAATGATCTCGTTCCAAATCTTAGGGTTTTGATCCCCAATCTCGTCTAAAACGACCCCATCAAAATATTGCCCACGCAAGCTATCAGGATTATCTGAGCCATATAGCTGGATGCGCCTACCTAAGAAGTCCACCCTAAGTTCGGCTATGTTTGCCTCTGCTTCTAGCGGTCTTACAAAGTGCGTCAGGTAATCCCAAGCCACTCGCTTTGCCTGGCTATATGTTGGTGCTATATACGCATACCTTGGATTCTGCAGAGAATTCTTTAGTGATGCCTTTATAAGCTGGTTAAGGGCTGCAACTGTTTTACCCATTCTTCGATGGGCTACTCCTACCACAAACCTATTCTCGTCTAATGCTTTATGAATTTGTAACTGTGGCTCTCTAGGCTTGTAGGGAATCTTAATTATTCTTCCCACTTAACCACCATTGGTCCACCATCTGCGCCAGTTACTTCTAGGCTATTGGTTTCTTTCCATTGCGCTCTAGTCTTTAGCCAAAAGATAGCTGCGGCAGTATTTCCATTCTTTGCCTGTTGGAATAGCGTTTGACCAATAGAAGCATTAGCATCTATCCTGCCATCCTCTAAATCCTTCTTGTAATGCTTAACCAGCGTATCGTCTGATATGTCTAGCTTGCCAGCAATATCTACATACTTAATGCCCACAGCACTTAGG